TTACGGGTTATTTCCCACCTATTCTTATTACGGCCTTCATGAAAGGCTATACCTGTTATCTCAATAATAGTTTTACCACTACTCGCCTCAACGATAGTGACGGCTTTATTTATTTCAAGGTCAAGTGTCACACTTGTTTTCGTTTTGTCAAAAACTACATTTATTTCGTTTTGTTCACCTTTGTTAAAATCTTCACTCATTATTCATCACCTTTTTCTCCCACCATACCTTCACTATGTTTTTCAACAGCCATCCTATGGCGGTGTTCTTCTGTATCGCGCTCGCGACCATGTAGTAAATCTTCGGGTATTCCGTCAATATCGGCCTGTTGTTCGTTCTCCCACATTCTAACAATGATACTTAGTGCGGGGGAGGCAACGCCACCAATAATGGCGATAAGTGCGATAAAACCATCAAGATTCGGGATAACAACATCGGGTCTGTAAATACCCATACCTACCACGCCACCTGCGGCCAATATCCACAAATAAATAATAGGCACTATTGTTTTATTTACTAATCGGTCGTTAAATGTTTTTGCACTTACCAATTTATTCATCTCCCTGTTTTTTGTTTTCGGGTTTCTGTTCATTCTCGCGTGGTAATTCGGGTTCTTCTGTGGGTTCCACCACATCAGTTTTTCTTTCATTACCCTCTTTACCAATTTCCGGTAGGTTCAATAAATCTAAACATTGGTTAAGAGTTAACAAACCACCATCATAACCCATATTAGCCCGTTGCATGAGGGATAGTGGGGTTTCTTGATTCATGGCTTCAAATGATATGGTAGGTATATCCTGTTTCTTATGTGCGATACCCAATAGGTCAAGGTGGATTGAGAAAAGTTGCATAACTGATTGCCCTAAGACTTTTTGCAGACGGGATATTGCTTGAACCGCCCATAGGCTTGCGCTGTATGTAGCGGCGAAGGTTGAACCCCGTTCTTGGCCGGCGGCTACACGCGGCACTTGGAGAACGGCGGCAATATCACCATTTACGCTGTCAAGAAACGCTGTGCTGTCGGGAATGCTGTTTTCTAAATTGACATGGTGTAATTCAACATAATGAGGTAGGATAGGTATTTGGTCGCCTCTCAATCCCTCAAATAATTTTGCGACCTCATCCATAATATGTGTCAGTCTTTCTTTCTGTTCGTTGGGGTCGGTAATATGTTCAATAGCCGATTTGTCAATCGTAATGTATTGTTTAGTCATGGCATCTTCTAAAGCCACACGATTATTAATGGTGTTGTATTTGGCTCGGATTGGATTTTTTAGACTGCTGAATCGGGATGCGCCCCATATACCATAAGTTTTTCGTCCCTTAATATCTGTGAACCATGTTGAGCGGTAGTCAATTTTAATATGCAACATTTCTTTAGCGGAAAATTGTTGTTGATACATTGACCCCTCTCTTAATATGTAACTGTTAGCGGTGATGATAGGGTTTTCATCACCGGCCGAAAAATAGGTATCAAGCCCCCCCCTCTCATCCACGATTGTAATTTGTTTAACGGGCAGGGATTGTATATTGGTAATTCCTTCGCCAGCCTTACCTACCAATTTGTTTATGTCGTTCCCATAGACCATGAGCGCACGCATAGCGTTAATTAAGAAGTCGTCAAAATCTAATGTATCAACTAATTCTTGAATAGCATTGCGAATCTTATTATTTTTACCACGACTATAATTTATTTCGTAATTGTTGGCAGTTAGCGAAACTGCTCTAACTGCGCCGTTCAATTCAGGGTCAAGTTTGAGCATTTGGTCGTATAGGTCAAACTCATTGTCAAAGTTTGCATCTGTTCCTAAACTCTCGGCATCACGGAGAATATCGGGAATACCTGCCGCCAAACGAAATGGTTTCGCTGTTGAAACCCGTTCTGCTTTTACTTCTTTTATCCCATCAACCCCTTTCTTACGACGCAAACCCCAAAAGTTAAACTCCGCCACAAAAAGGTTGTTATGTGGTCTGTTATAAAAACCTCTTGTCTAATACCAATTCTGTATTAACCACATAACCAAAAGAAATAATGCACCCACACCTCCGGTTGCTTGTGCTACTCTTTTAGTTATGAATTGGTCTAATGAATAAACCGGCCCCGCTTTTATGTCTTTTAGGTCACTTAAAATCATATCGGTTTTCCCTTCAACGGCGGTAAGACGCTCTATCGTTTCGTCTGAATCGTTTAATCGTGTGCTTATATCAGTAACGCGGTCATTAACACTTTCAATTCGTGTCAGAATCGCTATTGCGGCGTCGCCTTCTATTGCCATGTTTCTTTCTCATGCCCCTGTGTTTCTTTAACATTTTGCTTCCGGCGGTCATAGTAAGAATCCAAAATAATAATTCCGCCACACCAAGAACAAGAGCCATATTAGGCCCAAGACCTCCAGGAACATCAACACAAATGTTTTCAGTATAACACATCATGAAATCATCACCACCCGATAACCCACCCCATAACTCATTAAAATCCCAAGCACTAACCTTTTCTTTTCGCACAATAACATACTATTAATCGTTTGTGTAATTAATGTTGGCATAGTTTGTTAATTATTTTTATAGAAAAAATTATTACAGAAACAAATAACCGTATGACTGCGCCCCTACTTCACTTATTATTTTATTCTTTCTTAAAGGGTTTATTAAGGGGGGGTAAGACTAAACATTAAAGAGGAAATAAAAGAATTAGTGCAAACGCTTGACTGTGTGACCTTAAATCTTTCTGCAACTAAGTGAAATAACAAAAATAATTAAAAAATCGGAACATTGATAAGCAATTAGTTGCACGATATGAACATGGGCGAGAAAGATAGAGGGTATTCTGTGGGCGGCGACGAATTGATAGAGCAATATGTTGTAATGGGGCATAAATCACAAATTGCTTTTGCAAGGTTCCTACATAAGATTGATTCAACAAGAGGGATGAATGCTTGGCGTCTTGCAATTCAACGGTGGTTGGCTAAAGACAGTAATAATTCTTTGAACCCAGCGACTAAGGAAGAAACTGATAAAGAAGAAGGATGGCGTCTTGATACTAATTATTATTATGATAATGATAGTGATACATATTTAACTTACCTTGAGTGCGCGGCCGGTATTATAGTGGTTCCTGGCGAACAACACCGAGCCATGAAACAATCATACTCTAATATGGATGGTGTGACTAATACCTCCACAATAGTTGCAAGGGAACAGGATTTTCCGCGCCAATGGGTTAAAGAATATATCCGCAAGCATGGGTGGGTTCGTGATATGGAACCATTTACCGATGAAGAAATGCTCGCAAAGCCTGTTGATGAATTGATTGATGATATGTTGGTTCAACAACGCAGGTCATTCCATAGAAAATTAGAAAAGCGGAAATGGGCTGAAATTGAAAAGGATGCTAATATCCTCCGTGAATTAGACGACATACTACTCAACCAATTCCGTGATATACTTAACAACCAAACTAAAGCACCTAAAAAGGTCGCCACTATTAGCCCGAAGCATTGGGGCAAGGATAATAAATATGCCATCGTCATTAGTCCAACTGATTTACATTGGGGTAAATATGGGTGGGTTGATGAAGTAGGCGAACAATATGGTTTTGACGAAGCACGCTCGCGCTTGATGGAGAAAACCGGAAACCTAATCCAAAAATTACCAGACCGACCCGAAGAAATTATATTGGCTACGGGTAGTGACTGGTTTCATGTTGATACTTCCGCCGGAACAACAACAAAGGGAACAACACAAGATATGTGCGGTAGCCCCGCCGAAATACTAATGACCGGATGCACTTTAGCAAGAGAACATATTGACTTGCTTAGGTCAGTAGCCCCTGTTAAGGTCGTATTCATGCCTGGAAATCACGACAGACATTCTTCTGTTGCTTTGATGATGTATTTATCAGCCGCCTACGAAGGCGTTGAAGATGTTGAGGTAGTGGTTTCCCCTGCTTATAGACAATATGTAACTTATGGTAATACTCTTATCGGATTTACACATGGCGATTCGGTGCGACCAAATAAACTACCTGCTATCATGGCTACCGAAGAAAGGCGAAATTGGGGCTTATGTGAAAACCACATTTGGTTTCATGGACATAAACACCACCGACAATTAATTGAAAGCGAAGGCGCATTCGTTGTCCAACTACCTTCATTAGCGTCACACGATAGATACCATGCTAAAAACGGCTATGTATCAAGAGCAGGTCTATGCGCTCATTTGATAGATAAAAAACAGGGCTTAGTAGGCTCATTATATGCTCCTTGCGACCATAACTGATATATAGGGTGGCAATAGTGGAAATAAAAACACAATTTAGCATGGAACGGGCTAAAAACGATGTTAAGTTTTTCTATCGGTGGCTTGGTTATACTTGGGGAACCCATATTGGCGAATGGATGGAAATGTATAGCGATAGACAGGGAGCGCAAGTTCACCGTGTTTGTCTGATTGCCCCAAGAGGCCACTCAAAATCCACTACTCTTCGTGTGAAGTTACTCCACCATTGCCTGTTTGACCGACATAATAAAAAACCCTTTTCCGTTTGGTTGTTCTCCGCAAGCAAGGACACGGCTTCAAGGAGGCTTGAGGAAATTAGGGAGGATATTAAACAGCACCCACAACTATCCAGATACCTTGACCGCACGCGGGGAAATAAATTAGAATTGTATTTTACTAATGGGTCTTGGATTCGTGCTACATCGGTTGGTAGTGCAATTCGTGGCGAGCATCCCGCTTGCGTGGCCTTTGACGATGTGTTAGATGATATGGGCGATATATCTATGAAAAACCTCCGCCATTGGTTTCAGAAAAAAGTTACACCAATGCTTGACCCTGGAACATGGTTTTATGTCATTGGAACCCCTATGTCCATGACAGACCTTTACCATACCGAAATGCTGAACAACGATGCGTGGAAAACCGGCACTTGGTCGGCTATTGGAAATTGGGATGAATGGCGGTCAGACCCCGACGGCGTAAATCCGATAGAGTTATGGCCGGAATACCGAAACATAGATTATCTATTGGAACAGAAATCCGCTATGGGCGACTTATCCTTCATTCAAGAGTTTCTATGTCGTGTCGTGGATGATGAGGCGGCTGTATTCCCGCGAGCCTTGACACGAAAACACCTTGATATGGATTCGGTGCTTGAATGGGGCAAAGACTATCCACAAGGCCGCTATTCAATCGGGTTTGACCCCGCACACGGATTAGGACAGGATTACAGCGTTATGGTCGTGCTTAGACAGGATGATGATGGGGATATTCATTTTGTGAATATGTGGAGGCGCAACGATTTCCCACCGGACAAACAGGCTGATGTTGTCGTGGATTGGTTGAAACGATATGGTAATCCACCCTTTGCGGCAGAAGATGTTGGGTTCCAACAGATGTATGAGAACCTATTACGACAGAAGGGGGCAGTTCCAGATTACCGAAAGAGTAAGGTCAGCAACCGCACCTTGAAACAGGGACTACTGAATCGGTTGCGAGTTTGGTTTGAACAGGAACGGGTCATATTCCCCTTCGGCTCGGATGATACCCGTAAAATAACCGGCATACTACTTGAAGAGTTTGAGAGCCATGCGTGGCGTGACGGCCTTATCGTGGATTTGGGAAAACACAATGATTGTGTCATGGCATTCGCACACGCAATAGACCAATTTCAAATACCAGAAATCGGCGTTCCCGTTGTAATGAAATCAATGAAAACCGGAGAATGGACAAACGGAAAAAACAAAAAAAGACAAACACCAAACCGAAATAACGCAAGCGGCGTCGGCGGCAAAGTCATAAACACCAGGAAAAGTAAAAACCTTTGGGAATAGGTGGTCGCGGGGGAACCGGCGAAAGGGGGGAAAGATACCGACTATCCCCGCAACCAATTAACCCGAACCCATGAACCCTTATAAAAAAATCGCAAAAAAAAAATTGTAAAAAAAAATTGTAAAAAAAAATTGTAAAAAATTGCGCGTGGTGGTTGGCTCTATATGAGTCCTCGGTTTTTTTGGGTTTTGGCGTCCTTCAAGGTCAAACCTCAAACCATGCGCGAAAAACCACCAAAAAACCACAAAGACCACGCAAGGCCATTCTAAGCCATTCTAAGCCATTTCACCCCCGTAGTAGTAGGTATGAACCTAATTCAGATTAAGAGCCACCTATGGCCCCTTTACGGGGCCATAGGGGGCAATTTTAGCCGTCAATCCTGGAGTCAATGCCAAACGAGATATTCTCAACGATTTGATTATCGCAAGTCTTGCAAAGTCCGAATCCCACATCATCAGCAAATGCAACCGACATAGTGCCGGTTTTCTGTGATGCGTTGCAACGGATGCAAACAAACACCCAACTTGATGGAATTGCGTCAAGTGTTAGAAGTGGCCTAAATTGAATCGCGGCGCGGCGCTCCATTTCTTTGCGATTCTTGAGAGCAGTCCGGCGCTTGATTGTTTTTCGCGCTTCTTTGATAGTGCGGACGGTGATTGAATTATGACCGCCCCTTGATGCAAGGGGGCATATTCCTTCATGGGCTGTGTGACAGTATAGACAAAGGCCGGCCTTCTTGCTTGCTGCCTGCTTTGCTTTCATGCGCTCGCTGTTGAGTTTATTTCGGCTTGCTGATGGTGTGCGTGCTTGCTTGCTTGCTTGCTTGCGTTGCTTGAGTTGGGCCGGTGATAGAGTGGCGGTTTTCACATTGCCACCCTTGCGACCCAATGCCACCCTAACGGGGCATGAGCCGCGGTGAATAACTCCCTTGCACTTCTTGAAGCGGCATGGCTTCTTCATTCACTCACCCCCTCATATAGCATCATAACGGCGTGGTCGTATGGTAGCATTGAATGACGGCCCCTAACACTCTTGATGTAGTCCTTGTTTGATTGCTTAGCGTAGGCTTGAGTTAAGCAGTTGTGTGCCTTTGTTGGGTCAAGGTCGCACGATACTAATTCATCACCACATCGGCCATACCGTGACGCCTCTTCAACCTGTGCGGCGAATTGCCACGCCTTGTTGATTGAATCAAGTGCTTGAGTCACTTCTTCATCGCTTGCGAAGTTTGGTAGGGTGATTGAATCAATCAAGTGACTTGAGGTCTTGAGTATTGCAACCCACACCAAATAAGCGCCCTCGTTATTTTCAATCATAACCTGTCTTAGGATTGTAGCGGTGCGGCGGTTGCTTGTGCCGGTTTTGACACGACCACTATATCGCTCTTCGTCGTTTGTGTCAAGGTAGCCCACGCGCATTTCATGACGCACTAACTTAATTCGGCCGTCGGCGTATGTCTTGAAAGTGCCATTTGAAGGGTTCAATAGTGGGACTTTGATTGAGGCCGAATAACGGCGACTAACTGCTTGACCTGCTTCGTTTGTCGCTACTCGGTGCTTCGCTTTGGTTTTTGCATCCATGTAATCATACGAAGGTGCGCGCTGATATGGCGACTTGATTTTATTTGTCGGCTCATGCGGGTTGAGTATTCCGTCTGCTTTGATGAATTGCCCCTCGTTGTCAAGTTGTAGCGAAGGGTCTAATTTTTGAAAGTCAACTTTCAACTCGTCGCCGGTCTGAAAGTAGGGAGCCTTTGCGTCATATCCGTATTTTTCTTTCATGATGCGTTCAATTAGTTGGGCCTTAGTCAATGACCGTATGCCTTTTGTTGATACTTGCAAGGACTTTGCAACTTTTCGCACTTCTTTGACTTTGCACCCATTCAAGCGTGCCTCTAATGCCTCATAACTTCGGTTGGTGTTTCCGAAGTTGACACACTTGATTAATTCAAACATTGTCAAGACAATGCTTGCCACCATACCGGCGGCCGTTCTTTTTCTTCTGTTTTCATGTTCTCTCATTTTTTTTCGCCTCTCATTTTTGGGTTGTCGGTGTTTCGTTCCGTAGTTGTCCGATTGTGTGGTCGTATATCAACCCCTACGCGAGGGATGTGCGATTTTGACGATTTTTGTGAGGTATTTGACCGATTCCGTTTCGCTTTTTTGGGTCTTTTTTTGATTATTATTCGGGGTGGGATTTTTATTAAATCGGTCGCGTTTGACGCGCTTATTTTCGTTTTCGCGTGACATCGCGACCGCGACTTTGTGCGTTTTCGCCTTAATTTTCAACTTTTCAAATGTGCCAATTTTCGCCAAATTAGCAGGTTTTAGAAACGGCCCGAAAATCAGCCTTTCAGTCGTGCGTTTTGGCCGTTTTCGTGATATGCTCGCTTCAATGGGTTCATGCCGGCAACGGCCAAAAGAAAACGGCCAAAAGAAAAAACGGCCAAAAGATTTCAAAAACAAAACCAACCCCCAAAAACGGCCCAAAGAAAAAAGAAGAAAAAAGAGAAAAAACCGGACGAAAAAACCGGACGAAAAAAGCCCCCAAGACGCCCGAAAAAATGCCGGCGGTAGGTAGGGCAGGGTGAGGACGCGAAGCGACCATAGAGGGGCCGCAACGCACCCTTAGAAGGATGCCCCCCGAAGGGGGCGGGGTTGCCACTTGGACTAACCCCTTTGCCACCTTTAGCGGGGTGACGCCCTGTGATGCTCTTTGACATATTGACAACCTCATTCAGTTTGAAAGTTTAACATCAACCCAAACGGTTTGGGCTGTTGCGTCTATGTAGTCTGAAATGAAATCCCTAACCAAATAATGAGTAGGCCATTCATTCGTTCCCTGTTCAATACGAAGTCGGTTCAAGCACTTTGTTGCGTGTTCATGCGCGTCATTGAATGCCTGTATAGGGCCGTTGCGCTTATCGCTGTAACCTAATTGCTCGCTGTATCGGTCGCAACCCCTGCAAGACCACTTGAAGGTCGCCCCTTCGGTGTCTTGAATGATGAAGCGACCGTTGTAATTATCGTGTCGTGGCATTCTATTCAGCCTCTTGTTTCAAGCGGCCTTAGAAGTAACGCCGCGATTTGTTCTCTCAATGCTTTTTGCTCTTGGTTGATGCGCTTCAAATCATCAACTACTTCCTCAAGCACTTCATACCCTAAGTATGATTGTTCCACTAATTCACTATGGAAGTCAATCAATACGCTGATAACATTATTCAAGTTATTACCAATTCTATGTTTGCGTCGGTATGCTTCAATCGCGTCGCCCCCTTCAACACCTGCGCTCATGTTTCCATTTATCTTGTTCTTATCTGACATATTTTTCAGTTCTCCTTATCCGCCATTCGTTGCGGTCTGAACCCTGTGAGGGTGGTTGAGTATATCAACGCATCGTTACGCAATGCCCATTTAAGGGATTTAGGCAGGGGTTTTGACACCCCCGCCATTATCACTTCACCATGTATTGTGTGGTGTTTGTCGTGTTTGTAGCATCAAGCCAACCTTTTCATTGATTGAACCGCCGCGCGCATCATCGTATATTGAACCCATATTCAATGCCCACATTTCGCGTTCGCAACCTAACCAATAGTTAGGGCTATTCATCACTTCTAAGGCCGCTTCTAAGCCCCCTTGTCGTATGCTACCAATAATCAACCCTTCAAGGCTTATGTGCTTGTATTCGTGTTTCATCATCCATTCATCATCCATTTTTTCACCTCCCTTTATGCCGTCATTCGTTGTCATGTTTCCATTTATTTCATTCATATTTTTCATATTTTTCGCTCCATTTATTTCATTCATATTTTTCATATTTTTCGCTATTCGTTTGACTCCCCTCATGCTTTCGCTTACATGATTGCTTCAGCAAGGTGGGCCATCGGATATGAACCCATCGTGTCGTTGTGCGGATTTTGGCGATTTTTGCCCCTTTTTGTCATGGCCGCCGCCTCTTTTTTTGGGGGGTTTAGGGCTTGGGGGTTTGGCCCCTTTAGAAACGGCCCGAAATTATGGAATCCAGTCAAGCGTTTTGGCCGTTTTTGTCTGTCAATCCTATTTACTGGCCAGTCGTGAGTTTTTTTGTTATTTTTTGGCCGTTTTTTATAACATTCGCGTAGGCAACGAAAAGACTATAAGCCCACGGTTCACTCGCTAACTAAGGAGCGCGGCCGCCGCCAATCGCGGCGATTGTTATTAATCTGACCCCAAATAATAACATTTTCTGTTATATTTTGACCCCAAAAAATAACGGCCAAAAAATATCATTTTTTGAAAAAAACCCCAAAAGTCCAAAAATCTGCATATTAAGCCCCCAGATGCAGTTTTAATTATTAATTAACGCTTATTTTACTTATTAACTAAACCTCTTTTGGCCGTTTTTGTCCATCAGGGGGTTTGTGGCCTCAGTCGTCACCTTCATTTTGAAATTACGGCCAAAAGGCATGACTGCGCCCCTGTTTTTTTGGCCCTTTTTTATTTGGGTAAAACCCCCCAAAAAACCGCACAGAAAAAAACAAAAAAACCACCACAAAAAGATTTTCACGCGGAGATTTTCCTGGTTTTGTTTATTCTTTTTGTCAACAAAATTAATTCAGAAAGAATAAATCCAGACCAGCACAACGATTAGGTTTATTCTTTTATTCTTTCATTAATGGTTTAGTTAATAGGTTACTAACCTACATACTATTGAAACAATAAAAGAATAAAAAAAACCGCTTGACTGAATACGATTAATTCTTTCTGTGAATCGCGAAAACAATAAAAAGAATTAATTTTCGTGGGGCTTGGGGTTTGGCCCTGTTAGAAAAAAGAGAAAAAAAATAACAGGGATTTTGGGCTTGGGGATTGGCCCATAGAGAAACGGCCAAAAAAAATGAAAACCCGTTGCCTCTTTTGGCCGCTTTCAAAACACCACCACAACAACCATAGGCGAATTGATACCAAGACTACATAACGGCCAAAACAATGTTAGGAAAATCCACGAAAAAATAACAGTTACAAAATCCGATTAAAAAATAACTGTTAGAATAATAATCAAAAAAATAACATACGCTGGATACAGCAATTGTTAGAAAAACCAGGGAAAAAATAACAATACATAACGGCCAAAAAATATCAAACGCAGTCCATCGTTTTGGCCGTTTTAACACACTATACCTCTCATGATATGAGTAAATGAAACCAAATGAAAATTACGGCCGAAAGGTTGGACTGCAAGCCATTAATTTTGGCCGCTCCTATATCCACCATTTAAACCAAAAAAAACAACAAAAACCAAAAATCCACGCGGAGAAAAAATGCGACCCCCCCTTGTGTGATGCTTGGTTTTTTATAAAAATTGTTTGCATCCGTGTAAAAACGAAAAAGCAAAATCCTGTTTTTTCGCCTCATGTGTGCGCTCGCGCGTCACGCGTGCGGGTATAATCCAGTATAGGTTTTCAGCGAAAGCGACATTTCCCTCGCGCGAGGGAACCTATCCGTTTGTGGTGGTGTCACAAAGGCACCGTTTCTTGCTTCCGTTAACTGCGTTCCGGTAAGTATATAAAGGAGTAAAGATATGTATAATTGTGGGAAAGGGGCAGTAAAGAACAGCGCCGAATCCCCAAATGAAAAAATGAAAAAATGAAAAAATGAAAAAAATGGAAGTGAAAAAATGAAAGATGTAAAAAACGAAAACTTTGCAACCCCTTCACAGGGCGCAAGCAATGTTATCAAGTTGCAACCGAAACAAATTGGTTGCGGCAACAAAAAGATACGATGCCGGAAATGCCGGCACGCCTTCTTTTGGCTTGATAATATAGGTGCGGAATGTGATGCGTGTGGCTATTGGACAGACCTTGAATCAGCAATGGGGGCAATTTGAAATGGCCCGACGAAAGCAAAAAATCGCCACTCAATCGGTCGGCTCAATGCCGGCTCGCGAGGGTGACGACCTAACCGACCAAACCAATTTTGATGAAGTCAAAGCCTTCACAAAGTCATTCTTCAAGAATGGCACAATGCCACTTATGCCCCACGAAGTCAAAGCCAAGCAAGCCAAAGCCGACGCAATCGCTAACGAAAAGCGACTCATACGAAACATGAAAGCACGCCTCCGCCGACGCAAGAAGGCACGCGAAAACGCGCCACCGAAGCCAAAGCCAAAGCCAAAACCAAAGGCCGAACCCAAAAAACACCAACCACGATTCAAAGTCCGCACACGCGCACAGCGCGAAGCACGCAGGGGGCGAAAATCTTGAGTGATTTCAAAATGCAAATCAATGACGCGCAAACCGCCGTCGCCATCACAAATCCCGACGGTCGCCGCGCATGGGTCACTATGAACCGTATAGGTCAAGCCGTTGCCCTTGAATGGGTCGTTCCCGAAAATCGTGATTCAGAAGGTCGGGCCGTTTGGCTTGGTTCAAAAATCATCTCACGCGCCTCACGCATGATTCGGGGGTGCGTCTGAAATGACAACGGACAAAAACTTACGAAATATGGTGTGGGATTTCCGCAAAAACTTTGAATGGGATTGTTGTTCAAAGTTAAAATCTCCACGATTCATAATCCCAAGCCTAATCACCATTGAAAAAGGTCACAATTTTAGTGAAAATATGTTATGGAAATACTATGTTATGATGCGTTGCCCGCTTTGTGATGAAAATCATTTAGTGCTTGAAATTGACGAAAATGATATGGGTAAATTATCCATCAGCGAAAGTTATGAGGTGAGTAAAAATGTCTAAGCGAGCATACTATCAAGATTGGTATGGCGGCGACTATCCCATGTATCATGGTTGGAGAAAGCGCGAAAACGGCTCAAATCAATTTTGCGGCCATCCACTTTACGAGTCAAAAACCAAAGGGCTTCATTGTAAATGTGGCGATACGCAAATTAACAAACGCGAGCCATATTCTTATCACCATATAGTCGGTTATTATGATGAAGGGCCAAAGAATCCACGAAAAATCAAGCGACGCGGCTCAGCACCAAAACCACCCGCGCCAAAGGAAACAAAACTCTATCAAAAAATGGATAAGCGTTCAAAACATTGGGGCGAAACTAACGATTGCACCGTAAAAGCCACCGCGATTGCGTGCGGCGTCACTTATGAAGAGGCGCATGGCGCGCTCGCGCTACGGGGGCGGATATTCAGAAAAGGTAGCAATGCCGGTAAATATCACGCGGCCATCAAATCATTCGGCTTCGCCATTGAAAGGATGCCTCATATTTCCGACTACGATACCAATTATGAACCGTTCAAAAAATTGCTCAAGCACCCACTTTCAATGGTGAAAACCGTCGGCAAAATCAAAGACGCGTTGCCAAAGCGCGGTATATTCTTAATAAAAACCGCGAGCCATGTTTTCACAGCGCGAGCCGGCGAAATGCACGATTGGACGCGCTCAACCCGTCAACAACGAATCCAGTCTATTCACAGGGTCAAACGCGTTACACAGGGGGATGAATAAAATGACTGATAAAAAACCTGGGCTTGCTTCCGTTAACTGCGTAGCACAAACCTTATTAACCCACACTTATTCTTTAGAATTAAGAAAGGGGGGATTGAAATGTTAAATGAAAAATTGAAAAAATTGAGTGAAAAAACTGGACGAATCTATGACAGGGTGGTTTATAATTATCCTATCATGGGTGGTATTTGTTTGTCGTTTATGTTGCCGGCATTTATTGTGTGGGCTACATGGCAAGGCATCAAATGTTTGAAAATGAAAATACCGTTTTCGGTATCGTGGCTAACGCTTTTCACAATCACAACATTAACAACAATGGCCGGCATGAGTATTCATGGGGTATTGGTTATCGCGGGGGTGGTCGCATGATTAAAACGATGAGATTTTCAGTCCCGCCACAGCGCGTTCCATCAATCAAAAAATTGTTAAAACGCATTCAAAGAGCGGCAGACTCGCGGAAAATCCGTTTTGAATGGGAAATCGGTGAGCCAGGAATTGTGGATTTGGGGGCGTGGTATGTCACGCCTCAAGTGCATAAACGGCAGTTTAACAAATTGAAGCGAATAGGTTTGTGGAAACCCTCAAAAAGCAATCCAGCAATGAAATATCGGCCGAGTATGTTCTCACAAAATGCCAACGGTAGTCTATTTCAATCATTAGACTCTTATATTGAGTCGTATGCTTGGCAAAATTGGCACGAAGGCGGCGAACAGGATGAAGAGCCGCCGCGTTATATTTGGATTACTGATTTTCACCTTCAATATCCCCCCGATTTTAATTGGGTGAAAAAGACAGAAATGCGGTTGACCGCTTCCGGTGGCGAACCCTATGAATATCAAGCCTATGGTGAAAATACCGACGAAACCATGCTGAAAATTAGAAAGGTTCAACGGCAGTCAAAAGTCATAGTCAAGCACGATTTATTCGGTAAATCCGATTGGGAGGTATTGGCAACGATTGAACCGATTGGCGGCGGTGAAAAAGGTAATCCTGTTATCATGCGAACCGTTCCCTCAATATCTAAAATCGGTGACGAAATGCTGTCTAAAAAAGCACCTAAAAAATATCCTCATCATTGCGACCATTGTTCAGTAAAACGAAAGCGAAATAAATTAATCGCCGTCATGCACAAAAAGCGAAAACGGGTTCGGTTTGTCGGCACGACCTGCCTCTTTGAATACACGAACATTGACCCGAATATGCTTGAAAAATTGTATAATATCCAGCACACTTTGAAGGGTTCGCATGAATATCAAGGTGCGGGCGGTGGTGCGGGTGCGAAAGAACGCCCCGTTTATTCATTGAACCGATTTTTGGAAATCGCCTGTTCATATTATTCGGCGCGTGGTGCGTATGAAAAAGGTTCGGGCAAACATTTACTCAATGTTGAAATTAGCAATAATACGAAGGCCATAAAAAATCAAGTGGAGGGGCGTAAAATACTCTATGAATGGTTCATCTATCATATTGACCGCAAAGGGAAAATGATATTTGGTGGGTGGCTTGATTTGGTGGGTGAAAATGCTCAACCAAGTGAAACGACTCGGTTCATTACTAATTCGGTTCTTGATTTCATGGATAAGCACTTCGCGGGTGGCTCTAAAAATAATTTTAAGGATTGGCGTTCAACCTTTGAGCGTAATTTAATTACAATTTATGAAGCGGGAATTGTGGATTCTAAGTCTGCCTCATTCGCCGCCTCAATGTATGTTTGTTGGGCGAATTGGTTCAAGCGACAGGCTGATGAAAAATTGAAAGCAAAGACGAAAACTGAAAATACGGTAGCATATCCGGCCGAAATCGGAGATAAAATCGGCGGCATTGAAGCCGAAGTTATAATGACGCGTGGTTATAATTCTATGTATGGCGACGGAACAATCGTTCTCATGCGTAGCGCGAAGGGCGACTTAAAATGGTTCTCATCATCAGCAAATATACCACGACTCGGTATGACTATCAACATTGAGCGGGCAACCGCCAAGAAGAAGGATTCATTCAAGGGCGACGAATCGCTTATCGTGAATCGCGTAAAGTGGGGTGAGATAATGCGAAAATATAAGGATTAATGCCCGTTGCTTCCGTTAACTGCGTTGCGAAAGGTTTATTAACTTGGAAAACAAGGACTAATTGTGAGAGGGGGAACACAAACAACCACCCCCAAAACAGGATGTGAAAAAATGAAAGATGTAAAAAACACAGATAGCCAAGACCAACAGGGGTCAACAAAAGAAAAGCCGACACTTTGGGAAACCGATTGTGTCAATGAACACGGTATCGCACCGCTAAGGTGTGAATGTGAACAGCCGGTTCTCAACAAGGATTTACTCAAGCGCACAAAGAATAAATTACCATATTACCGATGCGGCCGTTGTTTGAGTTTGTGGGTGAAACCATGAGCGATAATAAAATTGACGACGGATGGCATAAGGATTTCCACATTGGACACCTACCCGCTAAGGCACAAAGGTTAGCCAAGAAAATTAGGAAATACTTACACAAGCGATTTACTTTTAAGTGGGTTGACGATGATGGGGTGAAAAGGGTTGACGAAGGGCTTAACGGTATGTCAAGTGGTTGCCGATTATTTGAAAACACTTTTTCTTACCCGATTTCAAGAGGTCGCGGGGGTAATATCACTTATCACGATGTTCCGGTTGAAGGTTTGCTCCACTTAGTATATGATGGTGGGGTTCTCTATGATTTGTTCAGTAGTAATGGTGAGGCGAGTTATATGGGGTCGGATTATGTCACGCCCCTTCGTAAATTGCTTGAGCCAAAATATGAAATGGAAGAAACTACAACCTATTGCCACACAATAAGGGAGGCTTGAAATTATGAATCGTAATGAATATAAAAAATATAAAAAACACAGGGATAAGGTATTTGGCCGTAATCAATACAAAACCACACAGCAGGTTTTGAAAGAGGTTGCCGAAGTCATAGGCGAAGAACATAACGCTAAACAGGGTGAGATTTTCAATATCAAAGTCACTAAACTCTCAAATTGGAGAATTATCACATATCCAACGGGGTTGCGCCAAAAACAAATGTATGTCAAGGTTGAAGCACTTGGGTTCGCGCCCACGAAGTTTAATGTCACCGAATTGTCGGGCGAGCGGCTTCGTATTCAAAGATGGGGTGATGCTTGATGATTGACAAAATGAAAAGTGTATCAAAAAAAGATTACTTCATAAATATAGGGCCACGAAAAGTCGGCTCGCATGGCGGGCATTTCGTCTATGGTTGTAATTGTGCGAATCCAGTTTTCCCGCCGGAATTGTCTTGCGCTCATGTTGAGAGATTGGTCGCGGGTCGTATCACAACCGTTGTTATTTGCCGAGATTGTAGCAGGTGGTGTGTATATGGAGAATGAAAGACCATTACTACCCCAAAAGTGCGAGCGGTGCGGAAACCGTAGTCGTTTCCCGATGGCAGGGGTAAGGAAATTAAAACCCTCACAAAGACTCACGCGAACCACCAAAGGCAACGATTTGAAATTAATTTGCGTCAAATGTGAAAAGGTATTATTCAAAGACGAATTAATGTCCGACCCCGCTATCCCAAAGCGGATAAATGTTTGGGGAGAGTTAGAGTTAGATATAGGAACAATTCCTATCAGCATGAAACCGGACGACAAAATCAGAAAAAAGGGGGAGAATTAATATGAAGCCGGACACAATTCTTACTTGTGGGAAATGGGAAAACCCGCACACGCGATATATCAAATGGTCTTTTGCGCGACAGCCTCATACATGGCAAATCCGATACCGAATGTATGACACGCCACAGATATTAATTTTTTACAAAATCACCAGGAATCTTGCTTCCGTTAACTGCGTTGCGAAGGGGTTAAATAGTAGTAAGGTGAGGGAGAATCAACAGGGGGAATAAAAATGACAGATGAAATAAACAAAGAGAATAGCCAAGTCCAACAGGGGGCATCAGAACAACCGAAATGCGCTGACCTAATCAATGACCGATGGGATAGCAGAATGACAGACTTCGTAAAGTTTAACGAAGGTGAATACGAAGAGGAATACAACGAAGAGGGGTATAAGCCCGAAGAGGATGGGGAACCGAATGAATACGGTTTATGCCTTGATTATGTCAAGCCTCATACTTGGTGCGATTGCGACGAAGAATATCCCGAAGAGGATTGCGACGAGATTTATGGTTATTGGCGATACCAATTGTCATACGGCGGGCCATCCGATGAAATCAGATTTCACGACGGCGGGCGAATTGAATACCGTTATCACGATTGGTGGGATGGCGCGGGAATTAATCTATGCGGGGCGCATAAAACCTTCATGGAAAATTATGCCGAGAACTTTCTTTGCCTTGAGTATTATGATGATATTAGGCGATATTCTGATGGTAGCCATCTAAACCGTAGTGATGCCGCACAGGATTTCAAAAATGCACTTTTCAATGAAATGTTCGGGTTCGGGGGGCGATAGAATGAGAAAATACAAAATCGCACAAAAAATTGAAGCCGTATTCAAAAAGATGAGCAAAGAATACTCTTGGGATAATTCACCCCACATTGCTGATACCCGCATTTACTTTAATAATCAAGCGTGGGCTTGGCAGAATGGCAAAAAATATATTATCAAAGACATTAAGGCCAGCGACTATACCGAATACGCCAATGATGATACGATTACCTGCACCTTTGAAGGGGCAGTCTATGAGGCTTTGAATTATGGCGACCGCAATAGATGGAAATTGAGAGAGGAATTGAACATTGTGTTGCGGGAATGCGGTTATTACTTTGAATTGGGTAATGCTTGGAACTTTTCACTATACGAGATTTGAGGGGGAATAAATATGATATTATTATACAGAATAAAAACGCCGACATACATTTTTGAACAATGGGAGCAGGTTGAAGGTGATGAACAATGAAGGTTGATATGAACCCTAATAATTGGAAAAAATTGGTTATTAATGCCAAAGCCTATACCCCAGAACGCATGGTTGAAATCGCTTTTAGTGATTGGGCCGATGGGTCGGTTATTCATCAAACATTATGGAACTTCTCAAACGGGCGATATTCCCCTAATGGTGAAGGTCAGAAAATTGATTGGAGATGGGTTAAAGGTGAAGTATGGTATAAAATCCGACCATTCAAAGAGGGCGAGCAAAAAGATTATTTCCTCAATGATACATGGGCCGAGTGGGTCTATTGGACTGTTGAGGAACAAATAAAATTGGGGATGTGTGGTGAACTATGAGGTTAAGAGTTTTGGTTGCGTGTGAGTTTAGTGGTGTTGTTCGCGAAGCGTTTAGAAAAAGGGGCCACAATGCTTGGTCTTGTGATTTGCTCCCTGCTGATGATGGTTCGCCGTATCATTTTCAAAATGATATTCGCGAAGTTATCGCCATGAATCTAAAATGGGATTTATTGATAGCCCACCCCCCATGCACATATTTTGCTAATAGTGGTGTATCGTGGTTGCATAAAGACCCCGATAGATGGAACGACCTTGATGAAGCGGCCGACTTCTTCAATTACTTACTCAATGTTGATATTCCTAAAATATGTATTGAGAATCCAATACCCCATAAATACGCAATAGAGCGTATCGGTGGTCTTAAATATACTCAATTAATTCAACCGTATATGTTTGGGCATTTAGAAACGAAGGCGACCTGTCTTTGGCTCAAGGGTTTAGACCCACTCAAACCCACATCGGATTTGAAAGCGGAAACGAAAAAATTACCAATGAAAGAACGATGCCGGATATATTATATTGGCCCGTCAGCCGACAGATGGAAACAGCGAAGCATCACATTTGAAGGGTTTGCCGAAGCAATGGCTGAACAATGGGGAGGAAATTAATATGGGAATAACTTTTGAAAATATACCCCCGCGAGGCCCGCAGGGTGATAAAAAAATAGCACCCGAAGAATTGGGATATTTCTTTGAGCGCAGACGGGGCCGATTAGAGATTGCGGAATTAAACTTCAAATGTCCTGTTTGTGATATTCAAGTGCCGTCATGTATATTTCATGTTATTTTTACTGCGTGGACACCCGAAGAGGATATAGAGGCGATAAATATGGCACGATTTCACAATCGCAAATTACCGAAGCGACTTGAAAACTCTATCCGTTACGAATTACTACAAATGAACGATGGAACGGGGCGCAGTTTGCGACTCAAGTTTATGCCCGAATTAGATGGCGTGGATGGGTGGTATGACGAAGAGGCAGGTGAAGCCCGATGTGGAAAATGTTGTGGGGTGGGGGAATGACCAGGATTTTTTTAATGGTAAATCCATTTCTTGCTTCCGTTAACTGCGTTCAGAAAAGGTTAAATAGTAGTGGTATAATGGATATATATGCGAAGAGATATTGGAGCAGAACAAAAAATAAAAAGGAAGTGATAAAATGACAAAGAATAAAACACAGACAAAGACCCGACAGGGCGCGGCAAAGGCCGGCACAAAGACAAAGAGTAAAGGAAAGGCGAAATACAGCAAGCGAGAGCGACGAGCGCAAATCAAAGAACAGGTTGCTAACTCTATAATCAAGCAAATGAAAAAGGGCGTTAGGCCGTGGGAAAAGCCGTGGGAAGGCGGCGTTGGTGGTCTGCCTATGCGTGTAGCCGCTAAAAAGCCATATCGCGGCATCAATGTTTGGTGGTTAATAAGCGAAGCAATGGACAAAGGTTTCAAATCAAATGAATGGGGAACCTTCAATCAATGGAAAAAGATTGCTACTTCACACGCGATTAAGAACGGTGAATGGGAATGGGCTGAAACCAAAGACGGTAAGCGTTGGAAAAAACCGACCAAGTGGTATGGTATCAAAAAGGCTCAACAATCAACGGTAGTTATCTATTGGAATATGCTTGTATTCCCCGACAAAGACGACCCCGATTCTTTCAAGAAAATACCTATGATGGATTGGTTCAATGTATTCAATCGCGACCAAACAGGGTTGCCACCGTTGCCAAAACCAAAGGCGACAAAGACTCTCAAGGGTAAGCGAAGAATCAAGGCTGAAAACGAAGTGGATGAGATTATCAAAATGAATGGTGTTGATTTCCGAGAGAAAGGCGGCAAGGCTTTTTACAGGGTTAGTGGCGACTTCGTTCAAGTGCCGAAGCGTGATGATTTCAAGACGATTGAGGGACGACTCTCAACCATTCTTCACGAATTGACTCATTGGACAGGAAATCCAGGCCGACTCAATCGCGATATGTCCGGTATGTTCGGTAGTGAAAATTATGCTCACGAAGAATTAGTGGCGGAGATGGGTGCGGCATTGCTTTGTGCGGCCATATCCATACCAAATAAAATGGCAGAAGAGGGCTTGGAAAATCATGCGGCATACCTCCAATCATGGATGAAAAAGATTCGTGATGCGAAGGATGGTGGGGTTGATTTCATATTCAAAGCGGCGGCCAAATCACAGAAGGCGGCGGAATTACTTATGCCGGATTTCTTCGGCGTTGAGGACAAAAAGGAGGGTGATGAATAATGACTGAAACAGGGACGCCTCGTTGTGAATGCGGCAATGCTTGTGATTATAAGTTTGGTATATTCAAAGTCGTTAATTCTCCCACTAAAAGTATAAGAGAAAACGAAAAAGATGAGGTAATTTGTTTGGATTGTTTAGAACAGGAATACGGTATAGTATTGGAGGTGAAGGAATGAGAGCAATGAAAATTGAAAAGCACGACGGTATGGTTGGGGTTGTAATAATCACGCCAATACGAAAGACAAAAAATCATCACCATTGGGGGGTTCAATATCACGATGGTAAATTAGGCTGTAAGCATAATTGGTTCAAATATCCTTCATGTGGTGGCCCAACATTCGTTGATTGTGATAACATTACACAGGCGTTAGATTTGGCCGAAGAATACTTTGCTCATGACGACATCGGAGAGTTTTTGAGGGGGCTTGGGCAAATATGAGCGGCGAATCGGAAATGTTAATTCTTGCTTTCGTTAACTGCGTTATAGGAAGGATTATAAGCCCAGTAGTGTTAGGACAAAATACGAGAGGACAAAAAAAGGAAGTGATGATATGAAAATAGAATATAATGGATTGAAATTGGATATAAGGTTCAACGACAGCGCAACCCAATGTGGTGCTTGCGAAGAGATGGGTCTTTACGAAGGGGAACCAAGCGATATAAGCGTGGCTACGAAAGGTGCGACAGACGATGGCCCGTTTTTGGAGGTGAGCGAATGAGTTTGGGTGGTTATTCTTGGGACATGAACGAAAAGGATAAGTGGCATATCATTGAGAACCTTATGGTAAATGGCGTCAAAGATACTCATAACAATATCACCATCAATCCATCGGATTATGACTTCACCAACACCACATCAATAATCGCTTGGAATAAGGCTTGGGCTAAATACTTCGCAATAACTGCGGCGCGAGGGAATGATAGAAGGCCGGCCTATCTTAAACACACTATTGAAATGCGTAAGAAACACCCACGCGTGAATTATATTACAAGTGGAAAGAAAGGCGGAGTCAATTTCCGTAATACTCCCTTCCCAGAACCCGAAGAGATTGAATCATTAGAAGATTGGGTATTTGATAATAATAATAATCTTGGTTCAACAGAAGGGCGAGATGTTGTGATAAACACTAGGATTATTACTTCGTGGTGGGTTGAAAAGGATAATAATAATGAGCGTGTTTATCCCCGAAGTATTGAAGATGTTGAAGAGAATGGATATACTATATACCGAAATCATACATATAACCGTTTGTTATATATGAGGGATAGCACACCGAAGATGCACCTTTTCAAAAACCAATTCAAAATAGACCGTTCTATCCTCATACCGAATTACCATTACATACAAGCATATATCAATCTTAATGTGGATAACTACCTTAACCTTCGTAAAAAACATACCAAAATAACAAATCAATTACTAACTGACAAAAAACACCTTGACGAATGGCTTAATGTGCAATGGATTGAAAATTATATTGATGAACGACAACGAGAATGGGCGGATAGGGTCAATAGGGAAAAAGAGAAAGAGAAAGAGGCTCGGATATTAATTGAAAATGCGGAAAATATCGTCAATAATTTTGAGGGGGTGGTTGAATGAACGAAGAAATGACTTTCATGTTGGGTAACGGATTTGGGGTGCAAGTATCATTACGCCATGTCGTAAATGCCCCATCGTGGTTAGGTGGCCCCTTTAAGTGGTCGGCAAAGCCTATTTACAGTAAGACAAAGAGTATGCCGTCGGGCTATCACCTTAGACAAGCAGGTTCAGAACACGGATTGGATGGTATCAAACTTTCAGTCACAAATAGCACTATGTCATGGTTTGCCAAGACGCTAAATAAAAAACCAGGAGAAATGAAAATGGATAAACGCTTCATAGTATTTATGGATGATTTTGCCGATTGGTTAAATGAAATTGAATACGATGCGGGGGGTGTTGTCTGATGGATGGAGATAGTGAAAGCACAATGGAACGAAAAGCATGGCGAGCAGTAACAATCGGGTATAAATTACAAAACTTTAGTAAAGAAAGAGCATTGTTGTTGCAACAACAATTAGTCAATGCGGGCTTTAGGCCGACTGATTATTGGGGTAATAAAATGCCCGAAGATGATTTATATTTTGGTTATGAAGAATCAAATACTTCGTTATCAGTTAATCAATGGCCGGTTGGGTGTGCGACACGATTCATATTCGGCACTTCATTATTGGCTAAAGAAAAGGCACTACTTCGTGAATTAGTGGATGATATGAACGAGAGGTTGAAAGACACGAATTACGAAGGCGTCTTATACACCGTTGATGAAAACGAAATAATAAAAAAGAAAGCACCGAGATTGCGCGGTAAATCAGCGAGAACATGGGTGGATTGGGACAGGTTAAACTTACCCACCAAAGACGGTAATTTTGTTCATACAACAGGATGGATATGCTATTATAATAATAGCGAAGGAAAAAGGCTGTTCTCATTTAGAGTGGGGGAGTCTGTAATTAAAGGAAACAAAATCCAATTTAAGTTTCACCTTACTACTAACGAAGAGGCATCACTTCTTGATAGCCCGCCCGCTAATAGAATAATACGAGCGGTGACAGATTTATTCCGTAAAGTGTGTGTGGATAATGCCGCCGTTCATGGTTGGCCGGATGATTGGGGTGAGTTTGATGTTCAATGTCAATCCACGCTCAAGGCTGAAAAGAAAGCCGTTTGTGATGTATCGTGGTTGATGATGCCCGATGAAGGAGAGGCTATTATCACCGGAGGTGAAGAGGAATGAGTAAGTCTTTCAGAATAAAGCGTATTCACAATGACGCGGAAATCGTCTTTGAATCACTTTTCATAAAAGCGGCTGATACAATGCTTTTGCTTGATAGCATCACCATTCAAACATACCCTGTTGAAACAGGGTCGGGAAGGCAAAACGGTGGTTACGCCTTCGTCAATCACAACGACAATAGGGTGGTATTTGTTATATGTCCGCAAGCGGGTAATGATTATTATTCAGTATTCAAAAACAAAGCACCGAAAGGACATACCGGCCATGCGCCAATATGGTATTTTGGTAATTTGCCACTACGCATACAGGAACGACCTGCCCTATACAACAGGATGGGTGATGGTGACGGAACCGAACATGATTTTTCGGGAATGATAGCATCAATTTTAGATTACTTACTCAAGTATGACTACCAAACACCGCTTGATTCTTGCTTTCGTTAACTGCGTAGCGAAAGACTTAAAAGGAGATAGGGTTTAGGATAAATTAGAGCAGGGGGAATAAACATGACAAGGAAAAAGAACAGAAACAATAGCCAAGACCAACAGGGGTCGTCACAGAAAATAAAGGATAGCGCACGATTGCAGAATTACAGCAATTGGACAGAAATACAAAAATTAGAATGGGAAGAGGTAATGAAGGGGGTGTTTGAATGAGTGCGAAAAAGCCTTACGATTTAGATTCGCCTTTCATCCAAGAATTACAAGCCGAAGCAGAAGCACTTGAAAGAGGTGAACAAATTATGACGGTTAATGGCTCTCCGATGGGCCAAGCAATTTGGAACCTTATTGTCAGTAAGCGCGATTTGACAATGTATTGTAATCATGGTGTGATACCGACTCGCGGTTGGAAAGTAACCAATGTGAAAAAGTATTTTGGTATCAAGGGAACCGGAAAAAACCTATTGGAACGGTTCATGGTATTGTTTAATGATATTATGGATGAAGGCGGTGATGAACAATGAGCGACATTAGAGTTGACCCGACCCCTTACCTTGACCGGATAGACGAAATCACGATGGAGAATGCTCGGCTGAGAGAGCAAAATGAGAACCTAAAGGCATTGATGCTTGAAGCGTGGCCGTGGGTGGGGAACAAACCTTCGGGTGGTGTGTCCGGTCTAACTCGCAAATATCGCGATATGATGAAGCAATATGCGGTAGTAATACGAAATTACCGTAAAGACTTAGATGAAAGGGGTGATGCTTGAATGAAGGATAAAAAATTAACTTGTGAAGATTGTGTGGAAGAAGACGCTACCATACAAGGGCTGTTTGATGGCTTGGTGAAGAATTGGGGTATGTTTTATAATGACCCCTCAAGTGATGTGTTGCATTGTCCTATATGCGGTGACTACTTGACCGAGATGGTGACTGAGGTTTCTATTCAATTCGGGGCAGGTTGTCCAAGTGGTTCAACCGTTGATTTCACAAAATATATTGTAATTAACATGGATGAAGAAATGGCTGTTGATTTCGTTAATGAGATGATGCGCCTTATTAAAGAAATGTCTAAAAATTGGAAGGTGATGGAATGAGAGGCGGTTATACTTCGGATGAAAGAGCATACCTTAACGGTAGTCTTGAAGCACACCATGAGCATTTGCTTGAGGAACGCAAAAAAGAATTGGAACAAAAACGCGAAGAGGGGTGCGAGCATGAATGGCTCAATACGGGATGGCACATTTCCTATGGTTGGACACCAATTGCTCGGCGCAGACTTGATTTGTGGGATTGCGAACATTGTGGAGAAAAACGGTATTCGTCATGCAAACCATACACCCGAAGCGTGGAGGTGAAGGCGTGAACCTTGAAATCTTAGTGGGTGCTACTCTCTTATTGACAATCCTTGAATGTGCTTTTTGGGGCTTTGTGGTTCGGGCGTTATTCAAGAAACAGGTCAAGAGATTAGGGCCGTATATGGGGGATGAAAAACAATGATTTTAGAGCAAAACACAATGTTTATAACATGGTATGGGGTGCGAGAGTATGTCCGGTGAGGGCGAGAGCGAGCCTGTTTGCGCCCGTCATGGCGTCAGCATGAAACCGGATTTAAGTAATGAATCATGTTATGTTTGCCCTGTCTGTCAATTGGAAAATAGAAGTGAGGAATGGATATGAAGGCACGAAGGCATATACGAATACGATTGCGAATGGTCGCCCTGTTGCGTGAGCATCCATTGGGGTTGACGAGCGACAGCATCAAAGACAAATTAAATCTAACCGGCTCAACAAAAGAGGTAGGTCAGATTTTGAAGTCAACACCAGGAATTATCTCATCTGTTTGTAAGGTTCATAATTTCATCAAGGAAGATACCGCTAAGTTATGGGTTTTAGAAAATGAGTTAACATTTCAGAAGTGGGCGGGGAGGGATTTTTAATGTGCAGTAGTTGCACGATTTCTCCATTATTGGGGGGTAAATTAATTCTTTTTCCTCTTTCAGTATTGTCCAGAAATAATAACAAGGGCGCAGTCAAGCGTTTAGGTTATTTCTTTTATTCTTTCAAAGGTAGTTTAGTTAGTAGGTCTAACCAACAACCTAATGAAGAAATAAAAGAATTAACCAAACAGGCTCGCAGTCAAGCGATTAATTCTTTCTCAATTCTTTCTGAACAACAAAAAGAATTAAAAGCAAATAGTCATAAGGTATATTTAGTGACAAAGGGGGAATAGATATGAAGAGTGAAAAATTAAATAATAAAGGAGAAATGGAAATACGAATTAGTTTGTTGCCGGATGGTAATATAGTCACGCGTAGTCGTGATGGTGCTATCGCCTGTAAGAATCGGAGAGTGTGTGGGGAAACAAGTCTAAGCATCCAATGGATGATGGATTTTGGAGAGAACAATGAATTGCGTTGTTTTCAATGCGACACGCTGATAGGACATTGGGCGGTGGATGAATGAGCGACAAAGGGGTTTGCGACCAATCACCTGCCGGCCAAGATTCACACCTTTTTGTAGTTGATGGGTTAACAAAGGATTTGAATAACTACGCGGAATCAGCAACCATCCAGCAGACAAAGAATCTAATGTTGACAGTAAAGGTTCATTGTATTTGGTGCGGTAAAAAGGTAAAGTGCAGGGGTTGGATTCATGAGTAAGTGGATTGTAGTATTGACAGAAAACGGTGTCTTGAAGAGAATTGTCTTTGATGGCGTTAATCCATTAGTGTCGGCTATGAAGCCGGTTGTTGACGCGGCGCAGTTATGGGATTTTAAGAGATTCTGTCAATGGGCGCGTAATGCGAAAGAGGGCCAATGGATGGAAATGCGTGACGAAACGAATTGTATTCGTGCTTTGGTTGTTAAGTCAAGTGACCCGAAAACATGGCAGGTGAATAATAATGCTTGAGCGACATAATGATATTGATTTCTATTGGCTTGATGGCAAGCCCGAACCGAGTGAGGACGCAACTTTGTTGGTGGGATTACAGGGTGAACAGGGCCACGCCGGTTTTCTTACCATAATGAGTTGTGTGGGCGAGGCCGAGCCGATAGCATACCTTTGTTCAAGACTTCATTCTGTTGAAGCATTCAATACTATTCCCGAACCTATGCACCCAGGTTGGATTTTATACCGAATAAAAAACAAAGTGGATAAGGTCGTGTATGTTTTGCGTGTCACCAATTGGTTTCCGTTGCAAGCAAGACCGGATGCTAACCCCCACGCGTGGTTGTATTCGTATAGTGTGGTGCGTGATACATTAGACGGCCTAATCGGTCTTGGTGTCAACAACTTTACTTTGCTTACTACGACCACGATTCAACAATATACAAATGATGCGGGGTTCCTTGACATAAACCAAAAAGAATATGTGACCTATGACTTCACCGAAGATAGTGAGTTGCAAAAGGATTTGATGATGAACCAACCATGTTGGGTTTTCCCTTATCTATTTAGTTTAATGACAAACGAACCTTCTGTCGTTGTTTGTGCCGCCCATGACAAATCAAATCCAAACATAGATAAAGACGCGCAATATGCCTTAAGCAAGTATTGTGGGTATTATCTTGATTTGGAAATGGATGATGAAGAAGCACAAAAAATAGAAAATGTTTTGCTTGAGTTACACGATGAAATGGAGGCGGGTTCGGACGAGGTGCGATATAATATGGCGCGCGAAACCGGCGTCAAAATAAATAATGATACGGGGGTGATGTGGCAATGAGTCAGAAATCAAAAGTTGTTGATATATTTTCGGCCGTGACGGATTTTGCCGAAGGCAACCATTACATAGATGTAGCAGACAAATTACCGATTTTCATTTGTTCAATTGGGGCGCATTTATTTAATGCGGTCAACAAATGTAGTCGGTGTGATTTTGACCCAGAATCACCCTATGTTGATGAAACCGATTTTACAATTAGTGTTTGTCCGTTGCGTCATACCGGCCCACCAATCTATACGCCTATGTCGCAATTGCCGGACACACGGATTCATTTAATGCTTCGCGGAACAAAGGGTAGTGGTAAATCCATTCTAATTCTGATGTTCTTAGCGGAGGGAACCGGATTGTTATATTCTCCCGACGCAGATTTGGGGCAGGGTCTTAGAACAATGATGGGGCCGAACAGCGTGACAGAAGCAGGTATGTTTGGCTCCTTGAACGAAGATTCACAAATAGCAGGGCGACCACTTGCGCGTGAAATGTGCGGCGGGTTTCTCGGCTTTGAAGAGTTTAGTAGTATGAGCGACGCTTCAAAGAAAGACCATTCTATGGATATGAAAAACCAATTGTTGACTTCACTTGATAATGGTAGGGTTCAAAAATCAATGAAAGCGGGTTGGGTTCGTTATACTACTCGCTATACTGTTTGGGCGGGAACACAACCGGCCCGATTTGAATTGGATAGCGGGCTTGACCGCCGATTCTTTATCATTGATATTGAAATGACGCCGGAAAAAGAACGGTTGTTCAAACAGGCACAACACCGGCAATCAAACATGACAACCGAAGAACGGGTTGTATTGGCTAACCACGCCATTGAAATTAAACGGTGGTTCAAACAACGAATGGATGATATAATAGCCCAACCACCGACGGGTGTTATATTTGACGAAGAAATAGGAGAGTGGATTCAGCGTGACGATGTGCGCTCTTTTGAGGCTGACTTGTTCCGCCGACTTGCTATTGGCTACCACATGATGAAAGACGAATGGAAAGGTGGGCAACCGCTTATCGTCACGCTTGATGATACCTTGCGTATTATCCTTAACCAGTCTTTGAAAATGAGGCGACGGGTAATGGATGCCGACTTACTATTAATTCGTGAAACCTTTTGGATGAAAGACTTACCGAAATCCACCCTTGTTAAAGAGGTTAGTAAAATGGTGACGGGTGGGGATTACCAATCAGCGAAGCGTTGGATTATTGAAAACCTTGAAGGCCAGGAATGGTATAAGGAGGTTCAACCGGAATCAACCGGCAGGGGTCGCAAAGGGATGCTATGCCGTATTGGTTATATTAATGCGAATACACCTAAACCCAAGCCTATTAAGGGTAGTTTGAGTGCGAAAGAACAAGTAATTTCTTGGGGCAAGGGTGGTGTTTGATGGAGCCAAATAGTAAAACAATACTGACATATAGAGTTAGACGCGATGTTGGAAGGTTAGTATCATTCCGCCTAACAAAAGAAATGAAAAACACAATTGATAAAATGGCAGAAGAGGCCGGTATGACCCGTAGTGAGTTTCTTCGTTTGGGTATTGAAACTTGGTTGCGGATATTAGAGAACAAAAAACTTGATGATAAGGAGGCGGTTTTACGATGGGACTTAAATTGAAACACAAAAGAACGAGAGATGCAATGTGGCGTTATGCGCGCACAAAAAACAAACCAATGACATTATCAGAATTAATAGATGGGGCAGTATTACTAAACGGAACACCGCTCCGCGAATCAAGGTCTTGTGCGCCCAAAACCCCAAGAGCATTCGGACAGGTATTGCACCGTGACCCGCGATTTGAAATCGTGGGCCAAGTATATGTAAGAACATTAGCATCCAGCAAACGGGTATCTTTATGGGCGTTAGTGAAAGACGAAGAATGGTATGGGGGGGTGCGTTAATGGCTGATTATCAATGTCCAGAATGTCACCTAATTTGTCTGTTGGAAGAAACCGAAGTTTTGCATAGCCGAATATATTGTTTAGAATGTTATAATAAAAAGGCAGGTGAAAATTAAAATGCTAAATAAAACGAAAAAAGAATTGATTGCCGAAATAGAGCGATTGGATAAGGTAGTATGTCAATTAGAAACAATAAGGATATTGGATATATCAATAATGAAATATCCAAAATTGTATGATGATGTGGAAGAATGCCACAGACGCAGGGAAAAAAAGCACTTAGCATCATTCAACGACGAAGAGAGAGGTGACGCTGATGAAAACACGGATTGAAATAGAACGCCGGTTGGCCCGCGAACAGGACGCCTTCGCCATTGAAACATTGCGTTGGGTCTTAGAATCAAACGACTGTCCTTTTTGTGATAACTCAAACATGAAAGAATATGAATTGGGAATTAAGAACGATGAGATAGCACCCGCTTATTTGGAGAAAAAACACAATTGGCCGCAGGGAACCTGCGACGAACACATGGATAACCATATCCAATATGACCCCGAAGAGGCGGCACATATTGAGAAATTGCGACAGGAGAGCATCAGCACGCTTGATATGGCCGAAGGGATTGTGGTTCGTTTAGTATCGTGGCTTGATGAGTTAGAACAACAACGAGGTGAAGGGGAAATCACTTCCGAGTGGATTCACGATGCAACGAAGTTAGCAGGTCAAGCCAACCAATCACTAAAGTTAGTGGGGCAATTGAAAAAGGAAATCGGCGTTGAATCACAATTGCTTTTAGCCGAAGCACAATTAGGTAGTGTGATGGGCGCACTTGTTCATGTGCTTGCGCCGCATCCAGAATTGTTAGACCAAGTGGAATTACACTTTGCGGCATTGAAAGCACCAACCCATATTATTGAAGCCGACTTTGAGGTAAGCGAATGAGTGACGATAAGAGAGGTAAGACGGTGAAGTGGCGGCGTAGCAACCGCCTACTAACTACCAAACCGATTTATCGGAATGAGTTTCCTAAGATATTAGAATTGATGCAGAAGGATGAGTTGTTGCCTCTATTAACAGATGATGGGTTAAAATGGTATCATGGTCGTTATGAAATCACACCCAAAGTCGTTAGAGAGGTATGGTATTTTAGTATCGCACAATACAAACGATTAGTAAATTATATTCTTGAAGAAGGGGTGTGTGATTGGGAATAATTATTTTAACTGCCGACGATACCGATTTCCTGGGCGAGAACCCAATTGTTATGGATAGGGTTATGCAATACCCCCCAACAGCACCGGAGCGAACATACATACTTCGCAACCCACGCCGCTTTACCGAAACAGATATTTTAGAGTGGTCGCCATTAGTCGCTTTCCGTTTGGTTGTCGTGGTGGATAAGTTGCCCCGCTTAACTTCAAAGAGCGAGGCGATAACCATTATCCATCAATCCCTCAATCGCCCCAATCGTTCTTTCTATCGTAATGCAGTAGCCCTGCTTCGGTGGAAAGACCGAGTGAGAGCAAAGACGCAAATAGAAACAATCCCCCTCCCTCTCGCTTATGCTTTTATTAAGAGAAACCAAACCGACGATATAGAATTACACCGTCGTTTGGCTAAGGTTGCTATGACTTTACCGGATGAATACGCTTATGCTGTTCTGACCTATGGTTTGAAAGTTAGTGAGGGTAAAGTGGATTGGCCTAAAAAGAAAACAACAAATGAGGTTCCCCCCCCATTTCGTTCAAGTGATTGTTATTGGCAAATCATCGTTAACGATGATGCGAGAGTGGCGAACCAAATACGAAGTAAGGATATTAAATCTTTACCGAAAGGTGTGA